GGCCCGATTATCTAGAAGAAAGACCGTCGTACCAATTTGTGGAGCTGCCCAAGCCTGCGGGTCATTGGATTTTGTACGCGCAAGCAACGCCGCACATTAGTTTTACTATCTACCACAAGCCATCATGGTTGCAACGCTGGTTCACAACCAAGCTGCTGGGCTGGACATGGAAGGATGAGAAATGAACAGTTTGGAATACAAAAAGGGTGTGTTGAATGCTCGTGTAGATTGCATCGATTTGGTGATGAAGGGAACCAAAAAACCTGTGCAGACCGCCACCCTCAAGGCATTAGAGCGTGACCGCTTACGCATCGCCAAGCTGATTGCAGGGAAAAACAGTTACCTGCGCCGACTGGTTGATTCCTACACGATGGCAAGCGAGGAGAACAAGGTATGACCAACGAAGAAGCAATGCGAATCTGTACCGACATAGGGGTACATGAAGGCGGTATGGAAAACTGGGTGATGGATAACGCTTGGGTGAAGTTTGCCAATATCGTTGAAGCGCGTGAGCGCGAAGAGTGCGCCAAGATATTTGAGTCAATACAACAAGACAACACCATCGGCGGCGGAGTCCATTTCTTGCTGCATGACACGGCAAAAGTAATCAGAGCAAGGAGCAAAGCATGACCGACGAGGATGAAGACTTAATGGTTACGTTGTTCTGCATAGCGTTTGCCATCTTCACAGCATTTTTTGTGGGCCTTGCAGCCGTTGCAGTTTTATGGGATTGGTTATGACTGAACCTTACGGGTACTGCATGAAGGGGTACAGGTACATCTTCGGTGAAGGCAAGTTTGAACTCAGTTCCGCAAGGGGTGAGTTGTATGCAATTTACCTTGGGCCAACGCATGAAGGGCAAAAGCCGTTTGCATGCATCAGTCTCGACGCAGGACTGTACGTGTTTTACCTAGAAGATATGGCGAAGCACAACTTAACACCTGTATACAAGGAGCAAGTATGAAAGCATTGGAAGAACTCAACGCCAAGTACGGCGCGGGGGAAGTGTGTGACCGGCTGTTGCGGCTTGGTTCAGTCGTCAAGGAGTACGAGCGTGAACTGGGTAGGAAACTAACAGCAGAGGATTGGAAGAACTTGACAGCAGTTGCAGGAGGGCAATATGAAGACTGAAGAAGACGAAGCGTTTGACGAACTTGCCCGTAGGCAGGGTATGTGGGGCGGTGGCTTCCCAGCTAAGAGAGCTGCGGCTGCGGATAGATTTAAGGATGGAATTGAGTGGTGGATGGATACTAAAACTTATGGCGCATACCCCAACCCCCCGCAGTGGCACATAGATACGGGTAATTTGGTACGCCTTGTTCCAGCGCAGCCAACGCAGGAGCCTGTGGCGCGTGTTTTGCAAATTATTAAAGAGCTACGCCCCGCTATCAAACCAATGGAAGGTATGGGCAAAGGCAAAACTACTGCTGAGTGGTTCGACATTTTGGTCAAAGAAATTGAGCGGATACAGCCAGCGCAGAAAGAAGCAATCTACGGCATGAACCAAGACGACTGGAAGGACGTAGTTGCCGCGATAACCAAGGTGCGTGATGGCAGAGGGATATACCTAGGATGCCGCCCTGCGGATGTGTTCCAAGAATGGTTCCTTGCGCTTGGTACAGCAAAGGTAAAGGAGAAGAACACATGACCGCCTCACTTGACCGAGCAGTGGCAAATGCACTGGGGCTTAAAAGCGTACACAACTGTGAGAGATGGAGCAAAACAATGGATGAAGAAGATGACGACATACAGGTCTACAAGAAGCCGTGGGTAGGGCTGACGGATGAGGAGATTGATAAAAAATATTGGGCGATGCCCCGCATCAATAAACCCCAACCAACGCAACTTGAATTTGCCCGAGCCATCGAGCAAATGTTGAAGGAGAAGAACGGATGAAACTATATGACGTGCCAAGAAATAGCATGATTGTGCTAAGCAATGGGCTGGAGTTGAAGTTCCACCACATTGACGGGATGTACAGCGTGTGTACAGACGAGGAAGGAAACGTGTACCACATCGGTGCTTCGGAAGAGGTAACAGTAAAGGAGAAAAGCGATGCTAAGCATTGAGCACCAGCAAAGACTTATATGGGCAGCGCGTCCAAAGCGCGAAAACTTCACCATGGATAACAAGGAACTAGACGATGTGATTGCAGCTATCCGCAAGGAAGCACCGGATAAATTTCATAGCAGTGCATCAGTTCGAGAGCGTAAGTTTTACGATGAACCGTGGTTTGACCCCAACAGCAACTACGTGCGTTCACGTAACCACAACATTTACTAGGAACAAACATGACTACCGGAATTGAACACCTGAAACCAACACCAAAACGCAAAGGACGGGGCCCTAGTAAGAAGCCCGCGTTGTTTGCTACGAGCTTGCGTTTACCAAGGAACGTGCTGGACTATTTCAGTACGCACCACCCGTACACAAAGCAAGCCAAAATTCGTGAAATTCTTACCGAGTACGTAACCAACCAACAAGGAGCTAGTAATGGCAATATTTAAGAACAGCATGGCACACAAGGTCCGTGCATACATGAAACTTCACCCCCAAGCAACCGCTAGAGAGGTAGCTAAAGCATTGAACATATACACCAGCGTAGTGCACAGCACAATGTGGCGAGACAAGAAACTAGGTGCGCCCAAGCGTACATACAAGAAACGGTCTGAGCGGGGATGGAAGTGGGATACGGTAACTGTGGTCTCAAGCAACACCCCTATCAACCCACCACCGCCACCGCCACCTATGCCCATCACCATGGAAGAGCCTAAAACAGATATGGTCAACAGCCCCGAGCACTATAGGGTAGGCGGCATCGAGGTCATCGATTACATCAAGGCCAAGCTGACACCCGAGGAGTTCCGTGGCTACCTGAAAGGCAACGTGCTGAAGTACACAAGCCGAGCGGGGCACAAGGACGATGCTGCGCAAGACATTGGCAAGCTAGTGTGGTACGCAAGTAAGCTGCAAGACACGCACACAACCTAACATTGTTAGGGAAAACCCCAACCGCCTTCGGGCGGTTTTTTTATTTCTGTCATTTACAAAGTCCAATAGTGTGCTACAGTGGGGGCCTGAAAACTACTGGAGTGTTAGATGGCATCAACGCCTGAATCCAAGGTCAAGGCCAAAATCAAGGCCATCCTCAAAGAGCATGGGGTCTACTACGCGATGCCGATTGGTACGGGGTATGGCAATGCAGGAGTACCCGACTTCCTGTGTTGCGTCAACGGTAAGTTCTTGGCTATCGAAGCCAAAGCTAATGGCGGCAAGACCACCGCACTACAAGACAAAAATCTACGCGACATTGGGTTTGCTGGGGGCGTGACATTCGTCTTAAACGAAGACACTATAGAAGCCCTTTCGGGCTACATCAAACTTTTGAAGGAGAAAAAATGAACGAACTATCAGCAGGTGTACGTGCACTACTAGGCCGTATGGAATCCAACCCCGAAGAGTTCTACGGGGATGCCAGTAAATGGGGCTTCATGTTTGCCCCCAACTTCCGCGATGTAATGACCGAGCCCGAGAAGGGCGCATTGCACGAGGCATTGAAGAACGTGCGGCGCAGGGAGTTTGATGAGCTTGTCATGCGCAGGATACTGCGGGACAGCGAAGAAGAAACGGTGAAACAGGTGCGTTCTAGTTCGCCTATGACTAGGCAACAAGTGACCACGGCACTAGGCACTAGCCTCAACGATGTGTTCGGTGCGGCGCAGATAAAAGCAGAGGGGCAGAAGATGATTCCCCAAACAACTTCCACCCTCAACGACGACTACAACAGAGCATACAACGCCTTAGCCAATACCGGCACGGGCATCTTTGGTGGCTCCGCTCAAAATATCTACCACAACAGAGTATGAACATCATCACGGTGGATTTTGAATCGTACTACTCCTCGGACTATGGGCTGAAGAAGTACACCACTGAGGAGTACATACGTGACCCGCAGTTTGAGGTTATCGGTGTTGCCGTACAGGTAAACGATGGTGAGCCCAAGTGGTTTAGCGGGGATGCCCTTAGCACCTATGTTTTCTTGCAGAACTACGACTGGAGTAACTCACTTGCGTTAGCCCATAACGCTATGTTCGATGGGTTCATCCTATCTAACCACTTTGGTATCAAACCGAAGGGATGGCTGGACACGTTGAGCATGGGCCGTGCACTGCACGGAACGGAGGTAGGTGGCAGCTTGGCTGTGCTGTCATCCCACTATGGTCTCGGCGTTAAGGGTACGGAGGTAGTCAATGCCTTGGGGCTACACCGCGAAGAATTCTCTGCCGACCAGCTTGCAAGGTACGGTGATTACTGCAAGAACGATGTGGCCTTGACGTGGAAGCTGTTTAACGCGATGAGCAAAGACTTCCCGCCGACTGAGTTGCGACTCATTGACCTGACCATCAAGATGTTCACCGAGCCGGTGTTGCAGTTGGACGTGGTGGTATTGCAAGAGCACTTGGGTAGGGTTAAAGCCACTAAAGAAATTGTGTTAGGCGCTTACGATAAAAACGACTTGATGAGCAACCTAAGATTTGCAGCATCATTGCGGGAATTAGGAGTAGAACCCCCGATGAAAAAGAGCCCCACCACGGGTAGGCAGACATACGCGTTCTCCAAGACTGACGAAGAGTTCAAGGCACTGCTTGAGCACCAACACCCTGAAATACAAGCACTTGTAGCTGCGCGGCTAGGTACAAAGTCCACCATTGAAGAGACCCGCACCGAGCGGTTCATTGGGATTGCCCATCGGGGGGCGTTACCTGTACCCTTGCGCTACTACGCAGCACACACGGGGCGTTGGGGCGGCGATGACAAGGTGAACCTACAGAACCTACCCCGCATATCAACATTAAAGTACGCCATCATCCCCCCTGAAGGCTACGTAATACTGGACTCAGACTCTTCGCAGATTGAGGCGCGGACGTTGGCGTGGCTGGCTGGGCAGAACGACTTAGTGCAAGCGTTTGAAAACGGCGACGACGTGTACAAAATAATGGCCTCGGCTATCTACGGCAAGCCCGAAAGCGAAATCACGAAAGACGAACGGTTTGTGGGTAAGACCACCATCCTTGGTGCAGGGTACGGCATGGGTGCAGCCAAGTTCCAAGCCCAACTCAAGACCTTCGGCGTTGAAGTAACCTTAGATGAAGCCAAGCGCATCATCGACACATATCGCCTGACATACCCGCAGATTGTGGAGCTATGGAAAGCAGCAGGGGGAGCACTCAAGGCGATACTACAGAAGCAGCAAACGTCTCTTGGACGCGGTGGTCTTCTATCCGTTCAGGGTGAGGATGGCATCATCCTGCCGAATGGCTTGCGCTTGAAATACCCCAACCTGCGCCTGTACGAGAACGAGGAAGGTAAGACCGAAATCGTCTACGACACCAAGAAGGGCAAGGCTACTATCCCCAACCGCATCTACGGTGGCAAGGTCATCGAAAACGTGTGCCAAGCCCTAGCCCGTATCATCATCGGGGAACAGATGCTGATGATTGCCAAGAAGTACCGTGTGGTGATGACCGTCCATGACGCCATTGCCATCATCGTGCCCGAAGCCGAGGCTGAAGTTGCTAAAGAGTACGTTGAACTATGTATGCGCCTACGTCCCCAGTGGGCGCTTGAATTACCTTTGAACTGTGAGGCTGGATATGGAGCAAGCTATGGAGATTGTTGATTACGCGAAACCCTGCATGGATGCAGAGAAGGCATTGAAGGACGCACATAACGCTGTGCTGGAGAACAACTTTGATGCGGCTTTGGCGAAGACTATGGATGCACTAGTAAGTGTGCGGTTGATGCAGGGCGCACTGCGGCACATGAAGGAACAGAATGGCTAATCAACAGCAGTTACGCAATCTTTTACGGGCGCATCCCGAAGGGTTAACTGCAAGGCAAATAGCCGAAACAACTAACGACGACGTTAACAACACCACTGCCCGGCTAAAGAAAATGATTGATACATACATCATGGGGTGGACTAAAGGAAGGCCACGCGCTTTATGGGCTGTGGTTGTTACGCCCGAAGATTGCCCCCGCCCGCCGAAACAAGAAGCTACTTTACAACTGTACAAAAAATGAGCCAAATTAAAGCAATCGAAACTTTTTACAAGGGCTACCACTTCCGGTCACGTTTGGAAGCGAGATGGGCTGTGTTCTTTGACACCCTTGGCATACCGTGGAAGTATGAAGTTGAAGGGTTTGAAAGAGAAGTGGAGTACTTCACAGGTGGGGCAG